CTGATCAGTCTTCATCATCTTCTTCTAGATCACTATCAACACTATCATCACAATCGACTAACTCATCATCGTCATCTTCATCTTCTTCGTCTGATCAGTCTTCATCATCTTCTTCTAGATCACTATCAACACTATCATCACAATCGACTAACTCATCATCGTCATCTTCATCTTCTTCGTCTGATCAGTCTTCGTCCTCTTCTTCCAGATCATTATCAACATTATCATCACAGTCGACTGAATCATCTTCTTCATCGTCTTCTGATCAGTCTTCATCATCTTCTTCCAGATCACTATCAACACTATCATCACCATCAACTAACTCATCTTCATCTTCTTCTTCATCATCGTCTGATCAATCATCGTCCTCTTCTTCCAGATCATTATCAACATTATCATCACAGTCGACTGAATCATCATCTTCTTCTTCATCGTCGTCTGATCAATCATCGTCCTCTTCTTCTAGATCTCTATCAACATTATCATCGCCATCAACTAACTCATCTTCATCTTCTTCATCCTCATCTTCTGATCAGTCTTCATCATCTTCGTCTAGATCATTATCAACATTATCATCTGATTCATCATTATCAACTGAAGTATTATCATCATTGTCTTCATCATTGTCTTCATCCTCCTCGTCATCTTCGTCTTCGTCTGATTCATCATTATCAACTGAATCATTATCAACTGAATCTTCGTCATCTGGTGTTGGAGCAAGCGTATATTACAGGCCAGATGGAATTAGTTTGTACAATAGACCAGATGGGACTAGTATTTACACAAGACCTTAATATTCAAAGATAATATATGGCCATATTAAGTCCTTCAGAAGGTCCAACTGTATTAAAGATTGATAGTAACCCTATTAAAGCTGAAGTATTATCTCATTTTGGCCATCCAGTAATTCGTGTTGAACTTGATGAAACTCATTATGAAATGATTTTAAGAACTGCTGGTGATTTTATGGCTGGGTATTTTCCATTTGAAGAGAAAAAAGCTTATTTTTATACTAAGCCACTTGTTGATGAGTATCCGCTACCGCAAGATGCCTATTGGATCAAACAAGTAAAATGGGATCCATCAATAACTAGAGTTGGAGATATTTTTGGTGCTGAATCATATTTATTTAATGTCGGAAATGTAACTGGAATTCAAAATCTACTTCTTGATTTTCATTTGTTGCAGGCATATAGAAAGTTTAGTCAAAGAATACTTGCTACAGAAGGACATTGGGAAGTAAAAGGTGATAACTTAATAAAGCTTGTTCCAATACCAAGAGGTAGTTTCCCAGTATTTGTTGAGTATTTTCCAGCAGTTAGTCGTTGGAGAACACCAGTTGCTAGAGAATTAACTAGAAGACTTGTTATAGCTGAAGCATCAATAATTCTTGGGAATATTAGAGCTAAACGACCTTTACCATTGCCAGATGGTGGAACTACTACATTTGGTGGTGAAGCATTAATTGCAAAAGGATATGAAGAGAGAGAAAAGGTTTATAAAGAAGCTTTATTATGTGGTGAGCCTTATGGCATATACGCAATGTGATATTGTGAATTATTCAAATTTAATTTGTGACAGTAACGATTAAGAATAAATTAGTTGTAATTGGCAATCAGGTATTAGTACCTGGGCATGAACCTTTATCAACTCAGACTACTAATAATTTATCAATTGCCTTACAAGGTGTTAATTCATATCTTCCTGTTGAAACTGCTCTTGAATTGATACCGGGATCGAAAGTTATAAAAGATCAGCTTAGTTTTGGCACTTATGGAAGTTATAAATATTTTGAATTACCAGATGGACCACCACCAGATGGATCATGTCCAAATAAATGCTTAGAAGATTGGTATAAAATATTGAGAGATGCAGCTAGGCAAGCATCTTCAACAAGCCCAGACAATCCAGATTGTGATTCATATGATACGTCATCTTGTGATACTAATGATTATTTTGCTGATTTAGACCCAAGTAAGAGGCCAGCATGAATCATCATTTTGAATTTGATGATGAATTGCAACAATCATATACTTCGTTGCAAAATGCTAAAGATTTAAGGAGCGATGCTGATAAAACCAATAGTAAGTTAGCGATTTATGATCATTCAAATCCAGAAATCGCAAATATGGAAATGGAGGCTTTGAATATTATAAATGATTCTGGTGCTCCAACTTTGGTTTTTAGAAGGACTGATGATATTGGTCAAACAGATGAAACTTATAACGAAACACCAAATCCAATATATCATCAGCCAGATATTATTAAAGGCATGTTTAAGCCGGAAAGTGTTTCTATTGTAAAAGTAAAATGGGGCATAGATACAGATGTTAAATTTAAGATTCACTATTCGCGAGCATTTCTTCTTGGATTATATGGTTCAAGATTAATAAGAGTTGGCGATGTCATTGCTGTTCCGCACAATACTTTAATACAAACTCAATCAACACATTTTTTGGAAGGCAAGATAAATAGGTTAGATAAGTTTAGAGTGACACATGCTAATGATACTGGCAATTATAATTATCGCTGGCTTTATTGGACTGTTGATGTTGAACCGTTAAGTGGCGATATATCGGTGAGGCCAAAATGATCAAATCAAATTGGAACGATGTTAAGCAGGGAATAATAGATGCAATGGCTGATAGAGTAAAAGAATTTAAAAAAGATGCTGAAGAAGATATTAATAATAGGATAAATTCAAAAGGTATAAAATCAGTTGTTGGTAAAAATGGTGTAGAATTTACAGCTTCTGATGTTACTGAATACAAAAATGGAAAAGTTTATTTTGATGATGTATTCAAAGATATTAGTAATCAAGCATGGATTGATAGCATATGACAATACATCAATTTAATTTTAATAATGGCCAGGAGAAACTGGATGGCTTCGTTCCTGTTTTATCAGTTGATGATAATACTGCTACGAAAAGCGCTGGCGATCCAGCAAATCATGATGATAGAGATGATTTATATTATAACAAAGAAGAACCTCAGTTAGCTGGTAATTTAATTGATGATAATATTGACACAAATTATGTTGAAGAGGTCAGAGAAACAAATATTCCTGGATTTCATTTTATAGACACAGCTATTAAAAATTATTTTAGCGGAATAAGAATACCTGTTAATAAAGGTAATGAAAATTATAGAATGATGGGTGTTAAAATTTCTGGCGGTGAATCATCAACTTTAATAACATCAGATAAAGATATTCGTGGTGGAAGATTAATGTTACCATTAATGTCCATAACTAGAACTAGTGAAGCTCCTGCTAAAGAAAGGTATTCACCACCGTACTTGCCGATTGGTAAAAAATATCACAATAACGGAAGAAGAGTTGAACTTATATATAGACCAGTACCATATTTAATAGATTATTCGTTAGATATATGGACTGAATACAAAAATGATGCCGAATACGCAGTTTATTCAATAGCTTCCAGATTTAATCCATTAGCTTCATTTTTCTTAAATGATATAACTGGAATGACTTATGAGTTGGTAATGAAGTTGACCAGTAGTACAGATGTTACAGAATTAGAAGTTGATGCAACTTCGCACGCTAAAGTTAAAAAGACTATAAATATTCAAGTTGAAGGATGGTTACCAATATCAACAAAAGTTGTTCCGACTATTTTGTCCAATCCTATTTCAATTAAAGAAGGAGTTGGGACAATTGAGGGTTCTGATCAACTAAATAATATTCGATATGGTGGAGAAACGTACTTAGTTAATAGAGATAGGAAATAAACTATGACCGACATGGCAGAATCATCTAAAAAACCTCTTTCGATAAGAGATATTAGAAGATTAAAGGATGAAAAACGTAAAATAGAAGCTGATAAATTAAGAATTTACAATGTTACAAAATTGCAGACTGTTAATGTTCAATTATATGGTAAAAGTTCAAAGTTAGTGCCATTCCAGCAATCTATCCAAATTGCTCCAGGACGGCATGTTGATCTACCGATATCAAGGTTGATAAAGGAACAAATTTCGAATCTGAAAAAGTCAGGTTTTATTAGAACAGTCAAGATTGATACTAATGTAAATGTCAATAACAATGATAAGCTGCTTAAAGGTATTCCAGAAGACATTAAGCCTAACAAAATTAAGACAAAACAAAAATAAATTGTGATGTTAGACCGATTTTCAGCCCCGGCAGAAATGCTGGGGCTGATTTGTTTATATAGATTTTTAACAAAAATAATTTAAGAGCAAAGATACACTAACTTAATACGACCTCACGGAGTAAATAATGGCCACTTTCCTTTCGCCTGCAGTTTTCGTAAATGAGATTGATCTCTCAGCTTTACCTGCAGGTTCATCCGGGATCATTCCTGGTTTTATTGGTACAGCTAAGAAAGGAATACTTAATAAAGTATATGCTATAACAAATCCTCAGCAGTATATCGATACTTTTGGCGAGCCATTCCCAGAAAGCTTTTTAGGTTATTCAGTTCTTGCCTACATGGAAGAAGGCAATCTTGCTTATGTGATGCGTGTAGGTGTTGAATGTGAAGATGATCAGCCAGCAGAATTATCTGAAATATGCATTGATACAACTGGTAATCGTGAATCAGGCTGGGGTCGTATACCATTATTCCGTGGAATAGACTTTGGCGGAATAAACACAAGAGCAGTTGGTAGCGGTTGGTCATTCCATGATGCTTCAGTTGATTTCGTTGAATTCAATGATGCTGTTGTTGATGAAGATACTGCTGGTCCAACATCAGCATCATTAACATTCGTCGGATCTGATTATGTTGGATCGATTGGCGATAGTTTCTTAGTTCTTATTACTGGAAAGCCGACTGTAACTGGTGGTCCTCCAATGAATGGTGCCACATTCGTAGTTGTTAGAACATCTGATGGTGCTACCATACTTGAGGGTACACTTCAAGAAAGTGTGACCCCTGGAACAAGTGAAAGCGTCACGCTTCCAGACGGAATCGTGTTCCAAGTGGTCATGGGTCCTGGTGGTCCCGACCAGACTCTTGATGTCAATGATACTTTCAGATTCTCAGTTCAGCCGAATAACCGTAACTTCTGCTTCAGAGTTGATAATGAAGATCCGTCAAATGTTAATATCTACACAATGCCAATTGGTGTAGTCACTACTGCAGCCGATTTGTCAGCCATAATCATGGCACTGACAGGATTCCAGTCAGAGAATTATTTAGTAATTGATAATGGTGATGGGGTCGCAAGATTCCGTACTGAAACCCCTGGAGAGATGATCCAGCTTTGGAACTATGCTGATGGAACTGGAACGACCACAGTTCCGAACTATCCGGCTGAAGCCTTTGCCATAGAAATTGGCCAAAGTCTCTACGCTTTTGATATTCCGCGTTCTAATCTGATTGGTCTTGAAACCGGAACATTCGATATTTCAAGTTCAAACAATATAGTGACAATTGAGTTAAATGATGAGACTATAACTCAATTCACTGCAACAATACCGGTTGGCTTCAATCTGCCAGCCACGACAATTGCCTCTGCTATCAATGCGTCAGCAACTGTCCTTGGTGACACTTTATTAAGATCATATGCATTAACGATACCTGGTGGTGAAAAAGTGATCGTGATGGAGACAGTTGACGCTCATCGTTTCGGAACCATCAAGATGATGGCCGATGGTTCACATCCAAAGACTCTCAGATTTGCTGAAGAAGTCGGTATCGGATACCCGTACACTGAATCATATCGTGGATACCGTGATCTGCGCACATCGCTTCCTCAGGGTGGTGAAGTAACTGAGCAGATGCCATTATCCTGTGAGAAATATGGACAGGGTGACATTTCTCAAGCTGCACAATGCCAAGTTGACCAGGATTACTATAACAACATAGTCGGATGGTTTGTTGCACCATCTCCTGGAACCTGGGTTGATGGCTATAAGTTAGATATAAGTATCTTCAAGGGAACCAATGTCCCTGCTGGAAGATACGAAATAACTCTGACAGATGCTAACAACATTGTGATAACCAGAGTTCAAAATGCTTCATTTGATAAGAGAGATGCGACCAATTACATTGGAGTGCTTGTCAATCCAGTTGATAACACTGACGATGTACGTGGTAACGAATATCTGCGCTGGATCGACCGTCCAGATTTCTTGAATAATGATGTAAATGATGTTTCAACATTTGAGGTTCGTCAACCGGCTCAGTTCTTTGATCGTGAGTTTGATGGTCAGGCGAATGGAATTCCGACTGATCCGATATACTCAACTGAGCTTGATCGCGCTGTAATCGGCAATCCTGCTGAAATGACAGGTATCTACAAGTTCTCAAGCCCAGAGAACTACGATATCTCATTGCTGCTCATTCCAGGATTCAGCAGTGGTGCAGTCATAACAACTGCTCTTTCTGTGACAACGCAACGTGGCGATGCCTTCTACATTGTTGATCCCCCGTTCGGTCTTAATGCTCAGCAAGTTGTTGACTGGCATAACGGCTTACTCTTCACTGATCTGAGAGTCGCCTTAGACAGCAGCTATGGTGGTTTATACCACCCGTGGATCAAGATATTCGATCAATTCAACGGTGGTGATATTTGGGTACCACCTTCTGGACATGTCGCTGCAGTATTCGCTCGTACCGATAGAGTCGCTGAGATGTGGTTTGCCCCGGCTGGTCTGAACCGTGGTAAATTCATCACCGCTCTTGATGTAGAGACCGAGCATACTCGTGGAGAGCGTGATCTGCTTTACGGCTACAACAACGCTGTAAACCCGATCATCAAGTACCCACAGCGTGGAATTCACATTTGGGGTCAGAGAACCTTGCAGCGCAAGGATAGTGCTCTCGACCGCATAAATGTGCGCATGCTCCTGATAGCTATCAAGAAGGCCCTTTCTGGACCTCAAGGATTGCTCAACGAGTACATCTTTGAGCCAAATGATAGAATCACAAGATTATTAGTTTCTGGTGCAATTAATAGCTATATGGCTGATGTTGCTGCAAGACGTGGCGTGACTGCTTGGAAGACTGTTTGCGATGAATCGAACAACACCGCAATCAGAATCGACCGTAATGAACTCTGGATCGCCCTGCTGATCAAGCCAACCAGAGCAATCGAGTTCATAGTCCTGAATATCGGAATACTCAGGACCGATCAGAGCTTCGTCGCTGAAGAAATCCTGGCTGCTGTCGGCATTACAACCTCAGCCTAAGCCAAAGATACTACGGAGATAAAACATGCCTGGATTTAAGATAAACGGTACTGGCGGTGAGGCTGACTCAAAAGTTGAGTCGAACAGAAAACACCGTTGGCGTTTCACATCAATATCAGGTGCTCTTGACAAAGAGAGTGTATACCTGTCATCTGCTCAGCGTCCACACGTTATAGTTGATGAAGCTATAATGCACCACGACCAAGAGCAGGTGTATTTTGCTGGTAAGCACCATTGGGAGCCTATCACACTGGTGTTCTACGATGTTTATACTGGTGGTGCAAATACAAGCAGCAAGATATGGGAATGGTTCAACAAAGCTGTCAAAGTTCCTAGTGCAAGTGCTGATGTTCCATCTGCCTATAAGAAAGATTCAACACTTGAGATGACTAAGGCTGATGGTAGTGTGCAAGAGACATGGAAGATATACAATTCATGGGCTATTGATGTCAATTATAATGATCTTGATTATGGTAACAGTGAAATAGCAACTATTGATGTTAGTATGAAATATGATCGTGCAGTAAGAAGTTAATACAAATATTTAATTTAATTTAGCCAGCCTGAAATATGGCTGGCTAAATTGTTTTTTGTAATTGTTATATGAGTAATTATGTTAGGAAATAAAAATGCCTACAGAAGATGATCTCCCAGAAGCAGTTAAAGAGAATGCTGCAAGAGTTGCACGTGAAGAAAAGCCTAAAAAAGATGCTTTAGATGATTTATTAAGTAAATCTGATGATTATTTCATGCCATGGGAGGATGTAAAACTTCCAAGTGAAGGAATCTATTATACTAATATGCCGAATGGTACAATAAAAGTAAAGCCTATGGGTATTGATGTTGATAAGATGATGGCTAACCAAAGAATAGTTCAAAGTGGTGAATTACTTAATAAGATTATTGAAGCGTGTGTACAATTGCCAGAAGATATGACTGTTCATGATTTATTGGCTGGTGATCAATTCTTCCTTCTTTATTATCTCCGTGGTATGACTCATGGCTCAGATTATGAATTCGTTACTGATTGCCCACATTGTGGTACCAAGAGCACTTATGATTATGATTTAAGTGATCTTTCGAAGACTATTAAAAAGCCACACCCTGATCATCCGATTGAACCAATGGCTGTTGAACTTCCATTTATTAGTGGTAAGATGAATAGTAAAGTAGAAGCATTAGTAAGACTAATGAGAGTTAAAGATATAATTGCGATGTCAAAAGGTGATAATGTTATAGACCCATTAAAACGTGGTAAAGCTAGATCACGTGGTAATAATGCTGCTAAAGCTGTTAAGCAAAATGCTGACGATATTTATACTAAGAATATTTCAACTGCAATAGTTGGGTTTAGGGTTAATGGCGTAGAATTTAAAGATGATAGAAAACTACAGTTAATTGAAAGACTGCATCAGAAAGATTCTGCCACGATTCGTGAATTTATTGACAGTATAACACCAGGTATTGATACGGCTGTCGAAGTAACATGTCAAAATGATGAGTGCAAGAAGGATTATAGTATCAGCTTACCGTTTGGTGAGAACTTTTTTCGCCCATCTAAAGGGTGAATCCCTAGAAATTCAGTATTGGGCCGTTTGGAACCAGATATTCCTTTTAAAGGAATTCTGCGGGTTTAGTTTATTTGAACTTAAAGTAATGACTGGCGAAGAAAGAGCATGGTATATTAATAGATATAATCAAGAACAAGAGAGAAAACAAAAAGAAGAGCAAAAAGCTTATAAAAAATACCCAAATGTTAGAAGGTGATACTAACTCAAATATATGTTATGAATGATAGATTAAATGCATCTGTTGGAAGTAGTGTAGCATTAAATGCCACATTTTTGAATAATGGCGTTCCTACTGACCCTTATACTATACGAGCAGTTAGAATTTATAAGCAATCAGTTCGTGAAGAGAACAAAGTTATGGAAATATTGGTTCCAGAGCCAGGATCAACTGATTATGAAACGATATTTAATCAATTATTTCAAAGAGTTCCGTCACCTACTTCTGAACAAACTGGCGTATGTGGGACAGATCTACCTCCACAATATCTAGCTGGAACTTACGTATTAAATCTTGAATTACCGTGCGGGACATTTCAAGATGGTGTTTATTATGATGTTTGGTGTTTTGTCGGTGATTTATCGTGCTATCCAGACGCTAGTGCAATAGATTGGAATGATGAATCTTTATGGACTTGTCAGTGCAATAAATTTTATGTTAAAGGATCTGAATGGTACATTGATGATAATTTAACAAATATTAGGTTAGGTTTTGAGCCACTTGATACTAAATTCATGCAACCTGAAAAACGAATGCTTGAAGTTGGCATGATGCCGTTACCATTATATGATTATGATTATAAAAAGCTCGCTCCAATAATCCCAGCTTTAAAAGGCAGAATAACTATTGAGACACAAAATTGTGAAACGATAGTTAGTGATGCAGAGATGAAAATAGGTTTAAGATCTGGATCTTATAGGTCAAACCCGTATGTTCTAAAATATTTAGTTGATACTACTAAATTTCTTAAAGGAACTTATAAATACAAAGTAAGTGTCGATTTACCGAATGGTGAATCACGTGTTTCTGATTACTTCTACTTAACGGTGCGCTAATGAAAATGCTTAATAAAAATGGCGTTAAAAAGCTGAATGATTATATTAATTCAGTTTATGGTAAAGTGTTTGAGGCTCATGATGATATATTAACAGGACCAAAATCTGATAAAGTTTTTGAAGACTTAAAAAAGCATGGAATAATATTTGAACAAGTTGTTGAATCTAATGATTCAAATGGACCATATAGAGTGATGGTTGAGGAAATGCCTGGATCATCTGTAGCTCCAATAGATGCTGGTAAATCTGCAGTTGTCCCATCTTCGACTGAAACTGATTATGATGATGATAAAAAACTTAAAAGTTTAGTAAGTAAGATATTACCGTATCTCGCTCAACATTTTCCAAATAAAGAAGAAGTTAATAATGCGCTGAATGATCTTCGTGGTCAATTAATAGATCCGGCAGAATTAACTAAGTTATTTAAAGATATGTCAGTAAATGTCAAGAAATCACAAGCTAAATTATCTAAATGAAATTAAACGATTTAAATAAGAATAATGTTGTACTTGGACTAAGAAAGACTGATCCTTCTTTAAGGGTTCCAACTTCTAATAGTTTAATTATGAAAAGTAGTATTAAGGATGAAAATATTGAAGATGATAGTGTAGTTGACCAAGCTATAAAATCAAAAGACTTAATGGATATTCAATCTATTAGTGATCCAAATAGAAATACTCCAGATGACAGAAGACCGCCACAGTTATCTAACCTAGTACCCTAACACATCAAATTTAAAAGCAGGAGCAGCAAATGGATTATATTAATAAACTTAAAGTTATTTTAGAAGCACCAGAAGATGATATTGATTTAGGTGCAGATGAACCATCAGATGACGTTCAAATGGATGAGCCTGATGCTCCACCTGCTGATGGTTCTGGCGGAGAAATCGAAAAGACTGAAGCTGAAGAATTAATTGATACAGAAAAGGGTCTTACTGATTGGACTGGAATACCTGATCCTATACCTGGAAAGACTCTTAAAGAATTAAAAGGTGTTAAGCGCCCACTTGAAAACGGCTGGAATCAAGAACAAATAATTTCAGCGTTAAAACCAACTATAATGTTCTTTGCTAAAAAATATGCTACCCCAACATTTAGCATTGAAGAAGCAATCGCTGAACAGATGACCGGAGTTTTAACTGCCCTTAAAAATGATAAGGGTATAGCACCATTTACATCGCATGTGTTCAGATATTTATCAACTTCTGCTCAACGTGGTGCTGGTAAAGCATCAAATGTTTCTGGCGTTCCTCAAACAAAGGGTGGTAAGTACGATTATTTGGCTGCATCTCGTGCGGCAGTTAGTGCTGATGCTCCAATGCCTGGAGATGAAGAAGCTACATATAGTAGTCAAATTCAAAGTCATTATGATAAAGCTGGTCAATCAGCAGCAAATCAGAAGCATATGACTCAATTGATAGCGCATTTATTAAATGCACCATCTGTTGGACTTTCTGAGAAAGAAAAATTGATATTAATGAAGACTTATGGTATTGGCCCAGATGGAGCAACTGGCGAACCAAGAACCAGTAAGGATATAGCTGATGCTCTTGGGGTATCAGTTGTAAGAGTTAGTCAGATAAGAACTGGTGCTGTTCAAAAGATTCAAGATTATATTAAGGCACGTAAATTCGATAATCCTGATTCAGCAATGCAGTCACTTGGACTGGAAGAATCTGTATTTGTTTCATTAGTTAAGTCATTCTTAACAGTCATAAATGAAGCCATTAAAATCGAATATGAAATGTATTCGAAGAATCAAATTGTTGAGTTCAAGACTAATTTCCGTGGTGCTACTGAATCAGTTAAGGTACATGTTAATTCTGATACTTTTGAAGTTGAAAGTGTAGTCAATGAAGAAAATGAGAGTTTATTGGGTTATATTGATCAATCATCAGTTAATGAGGCTGTTGAAATAGCTAAAGCTAAAGTTACTCCAAAATATTTCTCTGAAATGGTTGGTAATATTATAAGCATGCAACATCAGCCTGTTTTAGCGACTATTAATAACAATTTATCAAGTAGTCAAATAAAGTTCATGTATAAAAATCAAAATAATGTAGAAGCTGCAATGGGAAATGCCGAAAAAAAAGCATTTGGTAAAAGAATAGTTGAAGGTGCTACATATTATGGTGGTGGTCAATCAAGCACAGTCTGCTGGTGGTATCCTGCAAATTGTGCTGAACAAGTTGAGAAGATGCGTGAAATAATGAATCAAAAAGGCTTTGGTTCATTAATGGTAGAGTCGCACACATATTCTGACGCTGATGCTTTTCATATGGATGCACCAGGTGAAGACAGAAATGTTCCTGGGACTCCTGAATACAATGATAAATGGCTGAAGATTGGTCAAAGTTGGATTGGTAAAATGGTAACTGTTGTTGATGGTAAACTTAGTGGATTACGTGGAACACTAGAAGATGTAAAAGAAATTAATACAACATATGGATCAGGTACACAAATAAGCGCTACATTGAGGGTTGATGGCGATGTTAAATCTGAGCCAGTTACTATGGCTAGTCTTCGTCTTGCTGAATCAATTATAAGAGAAGGTTTTGATGGATTAAAATCGGGAAGTTATAAAGTTGAAGTTAATGCGCCATATAAAGACGGTAGTGGCAATACGACATATAGAGTATTTTTTGATATTTATGGTGAATTTTTAGAAGAAACAGCTATTTATCGTATAGATGATGTCGATACTGGTAGCATGGATATATCTTTCGATGATGTTAATATAGAGATGATTGAACGATTAATAAATGAAAAAATTAAAAATGGTGAAATAGAACCAATTAGATCAAGAATGATTGATAATAATTCATTACATGAAGGTAAAGGTCCGCAACATGGTGCTGGTGATAGCTCATTTGAACCGCCTAAATTTAAATTGACTAAGCTGCCCGATGGCAGAGTAATTGACCAATATAAGAACGAATATGAATTGGATGGAGAGACTGGATTATATAAGCGTAAATTAACTGCGGATGAAAGAGCGTGGGCTGCGCATAAAGAAAAAATTGATGCACAGTTAAAAGGCGTTCCTAAGATTCAGTCA